AAAAATCGGGTGAATATAAAGTTTCTATGACAACTCAATCTAATTTCGTTTCTCCTGTAATTGATCTTGCTAATAAATCAACATTGTTCATTGAAAATATCATCAATAATGATTTGACTGATGAACATACGAGATATGGTAATGCATTTACTAAATATGTCGGAAAACGAGTCATCCTTAAAGATGGCCAAGAGGCAGAAGACTTGAAAGTCTATTTGACTGCTTATAGACCACCAGAAACCGATATTGCTATCTATGCAAAATTCATAAACAATGAAGACCCTGAACAATTCAATGATAAAGTATGGACTAAATTACAATATGATAATGGTGGGGAATTCGTCTATAGTTCATCTTCTAATAGGACCAATTTCATTGAATATGAATTCTCTGTACCATCTATTAATGCCGTAGCATCTGCTGCATTTGCCAATAGTGGTTCGGGTGGCATTGAATCTCTAACAGGAACTATTGCAATTGCTAATAATAGTAACATTATTACGGGTACTGGTACTACATTCGATACAGAATTGACCGTTGGAGATAGATTAAAAATTGTTAGTGATGATTATTTCGCAATTAGAACGGTGACTAATATTACTAATGCCACTTCTATGACCGTTGATAATGGTTTACAGGCGGCTAATAGTGCAGCACTACAGTATGTCTTTTTAGATGAAGGAAATGGTGGAATTGTCGAATATGAAGATGCTAATGGATCACGCTACATAGGATATAAAGAAGTAGCCTTGAAAATAGTTCTATTATCGAGCAATCCCGTTCAAGTTCCATTATTGAATGATGTCAGAGCATTGTGTCTACAATTATGAAAAAAGCAGCCACAGACGGATTCATAAGGGATCAGAATAATCCAGGAGCAGTCCTAAATAGTGATAATAATTCTTTATTGGCATATAAGAGAATGAAGAATAGAAATAAAGAGATCGATGCGCTCAAAACAAAAGTCGATAATATAGAAAACATGTTGGGTCAAATATTGGAAAAGTTGAATAAATGACAATAGCAGTACAAAATACAGCAACTACGAATACTTTTGAATTTTGGCGTACACGTACTAATGAGATAGCCCATGCTTTGAGTACAAAAGTATTGACCGTTGATTCTAATACTTCTGTAGGGAATGTGTCTGTTAATGGAATTTTATTCAGTAACACATTGACAGGAACATTCTTAAGGGGTGGAGATGTTGGTACGGCTAACGTCCTTACTATTACATCAAACGTTGTTGTGGCTACGGGTAATAATGTAAGTATAGGAAATTCTACTAGTAATGCTGTTCTTACGAATAACACCTTTAGTTTAGGTGCTAATATAGTATTCGACACTGCATCCTTTAGAGTAGGTAATTCCACTGTAAATTCTATCATGACTTCTAGTGGAGTAACAGTAGGGGCTATTGTAGTAGCTAATTCTACTACAATAGGAATAGGTAATTCTACTGTCAATTCATTAATGACTTCTAGTGGAGTAACAGTAGGAGCTAATGTAGTAGCTAATTCTACTACATTTAGAGTAGGTAATTCTACAGTAAATTCTTCTATGACTTCTAGTGGAGTAGTTATAGGGGCTAATGTAATAGCTAATTCTACTACAATAGGAATAGGCAATTCTACTGTTAATTCATTAATGACTGCTAGTAGTATTACAGTAGGAGCTAATGTTTCTATTAGTCCTACTGTAGTTTCTGTTGGAAATTCTACTGTCAATGCTACTATTAATGCTCTTGGATTTGCAGTAGGAGCTAATGTAAGAGCTAATTCTACAATATTTTTTGTTGGAAATTCTACAGTCAATACACAAATCAGCACACTTACTATTTCTGTAGGGGCAAATTCTGTAGTTAATACGACTAGTTATAAGATAGGCAATTCTACTGTCAATGCTCTTGGATTAGCGGTAGGATCGAATGTAGTTGTCAATACATCGTCATTTGGTGTGGGCAATTCTACTGTCAATGCAATAATGAATTCTACTACTGTAAAGGTAGGAGCCAATGTTACTATAAATTCCACATCATATTTAGTAGGTAATTCTACTGTCAATGCAGTAATGAATTCCACTAGTTTAGCTATAGGCACGGTAGCGGTTAATACTTCTGGGGTTTATGTTGGTGGTGTATCTATTATTCAGACGGCCGGAATAAATGTTCAAACATCCGGTACATCGGCACAATTGATTGACACTGTTAATGCGACTACGCAACGAGGGGCTGAATATACTCTTACCATAAAAGATAATGGTGCTAATTCTGTTCAGATTGCCAAGGCATTAGCGACTCATGATGGGGGCACTGGTTATATTACTGAATATGGCGTTGTATTTTCAAATACTATGTTAGGGGTATTATCTGCCAATGCAAATTCAACTGCTATTAAGGTATACTTCACCCCTACAGTATCCAATACCCAAATCAAAGGGTTTAGAACGGCTATAGAAGTATAATATGATAAAAAGAACTCTCACGGATCATATGTCGAAAGCTGATGAAAGAATAATGGCCAAGACTATGAAGGATATGGTCCTAGAAATGAAATTGTTGCGAAAAGAATTAGAAAAATTTAGAGATTTGGCAAGTAAGCTAAAAACTAAATAATATAATAGCAACTCATTTCCAAAGGGAGAGTGAACTTTGGCCGAAAAGAATTTTAAAGTCCGTAATGGGCTAATTGTGTCTAATAATATTGGTGTGAACACAGAATCCCCTTCTGTTTCATTAGATTTACGCACTACTGATGCGATTTTAGTTCCGTCTGGTAATACTGGTCAAAGACCAACAGGTGCGAACGGATATTTTCGTTATAACAATCAAACAAACAATTTTGAGGGCTATGCTAATGGGGCATGGTCTAATGTTGGTGGATTATCGGCCAATGTTCTGAGTAGTAATGGAACATCTACTAACAATGCTATTGTAGTATGGGACGGAACTACAGGAAATACTGCTAGAAATTCATTGGCTAGTATATCTAACACGGGAAAGATTACTGGCATTGCTAGTAATACCACGAATGCTCCATTAAATTTACCTCATGGTTCTGCGCCTTCATCACCTGTCAATGGTGATATATGGACAACTAATGCAGATTTAGCCGTTAGAATCAATGGTACAACGTACACGTACTTACCAAAAGAAGGTGGATTTTTAACAGGAAGATTGAGTTCTTCTGCTGGTGTTATTACTGGCAATAATACTATGGCTATATCTAATTCAAGTTTAGGTGAATTGGAAGTTAGAAATAACTCTAATGGTGCGGCTATGATGGCGTTTCATAGACAAACTGATCATGCAGTATATTTCGGATTAGACACTGACAATGTATTAAAAGTTGGTGGATGGTCGATGGGAAACAATGCCTATAAAATTTGGCACCAAGGAAATGACGGTGCTGGTTCTGGTTTAGATGCAGATTTATTAGATGGATTCAATCAATCAGAAACCGCATCTAGTAATACTATTGTCAAAAGAAATGCTACGGGTCATGTTTATGCCAATTATTTCAATACCACAGCAGATGATATTTCTACAGGAACACCATCACACGTAGCCGTTCAAACTTCATCAGATAGTTTCATCAGATGGCAAACGTTAAATAATTTTAAAAATTCATTAGGGTTTGATAAAATTCCGGCGGCTGGTACTATTAGCATTACATGGGGGTCTGGAACTGGTTTCACTCTACATTCTTCTGATTTTTCAGGTGCCGTGGTAACTAATCCATTTACTACGGTTCTGAGATTTACATTTAGCACAGTTTTACCTGATACTAGATATATTGTTAATATAGACCATGATACTACTACATTTAGACTTACAAGATCAACATTTGCGACTGATTATTTTGATTTGACTAGTGTAACTCCGGCTGGACCATTTGGACCGCATACATTCTCTATTTCTGTAATAAAACTATGGTAATTTAAATGAATGAATTATTCGATAATGAAAATTGGTTAATAAGACAGTGGCGTCCTATGATGGCATGGTTATACATGTTTATTTGTGCATTTGATTTTATCATAGGTCCGGTTCTTTTTACTATTGTGCAACAGGGAGCAGAAAATACTAATGTTTTAGTTCAATGGCATCCTATGACTATGAGGGCGGGTGGTTTATTTCACGTTGCTATGGGTTCTATTATTGGTGTGACTGCATGGTCTAGGGGACAAGAAAAGCTCAGATATATGGAATATTTTGTAAAGACTAGACCTGTTGTTGCGGAAGAAAATACTAATGAAGAAGATACTGAGAGTGACGATCTTTCTAAAGATCAAGTAGTTTCTGTTAGAAAGGATAAGATTGCGTGATTACATTAGTATCTACGATCATTGGATTTTTGGCTTCATTATTACCTGCACTTGTTAAAATGTTTGAGAAAAAACAGGATTATAAGCATGAAATTGAACTCAGAAGAATTGAGATCGAGGCGGCTAAAGAGGGTATTGCTCTACATACTAGGTTGGAACAGATCAAGGCGGTTATTGAGCAAAATAGATCCATTTATGCTCATGATCAGTCTATTGATGGCAACAACACTATCAATTTACTTAGAGCTTCCGTTCGACCTGTCCTCACTTACTCATTCTTTATACTCTTTGTTTTCATAAAATTAGTAGCCCTAGCTTCCGGTGTAATAGAAGGTCTAGCCATAGACGCATTATTAGGATTGATATGGGACGAATACACAGCATCCATTTTTGGTTCGATCATTGCTTTTTGGTTCGGTTCTAGACTATGGGAAAAAACAGATATGTTGAGCACCAATAGAACATCTTCTATATCTACTACATCCCAACAAAAAGATAAATAACGGTAATAATAATCAATTTAAAGGATATTAAAAATGGATTTTCTAGTAGGAATTATGTTCGGAATGGTATTTGGATGGGTATTATTTCCCCAACCTGCTTCTGCTATTCCTCATGTGGAAGCACTAAAAGAAAAGTTGAAAGCACTTTTTAAATAATGAAAAAATGAGCCATACTATAAATACTTCATAAAAACTAATGGAGTACGAATAGTATGGCTCTACCTACATCACGGCAAGAATTTGCTGCCTTTTGTCTTAGACGATTAGGCGCACCTGTCACTGAAATCAATGTGGCAGAAGAACAAGTAGAAGATGCAATAGATTATTGTTTGAGCTACTATGCGGATTATCATTTTGATGGCTCAAATAAAATCTACTACAAGCATCAATTGACACAAGAAGATATTACTAACGGATATATTCCTCTCCCTGAGAACATTTTAGGGGCAGTTAAAATATTCGACATTTCTTCCGCATTAGGAACATCTTCTACTGACATGTTTTCCATTACATATCAAATTGCCTTGAATGACATATGGACTTTTATGAGTAGTTCTATGGTTCCTTATTATATGACTATGCAACATATTAGATTATTAGAACAGCTATTAGTTGGTCAGCAAGCCATTAGATATAATCGTCATAGAAATCTTCTTTACATTGATATGGATTGGACTAAATTTTCTGTTGGTAAATATTTGATTGTAGAAGCCTATGAGGTCGTAGACCCGGATGAATTCTCGGATGTATGGAAAGATCGTTGGTTAATTCGTTATACAACTGCTAATATAAAGAGGCAATGGGGCGAACAAATGAAAAAATTCGCAGGTATGCCAATGGCAGGTGGTATAATGTTTAATGGACAACAGATATATGATGAGGCCGTAGAAGAAATCAATAAATTAGAGACTGAGATGATTGACAGCTACAGTCTTCCATCAGAAATGTTAATGGGATAATTTTATGAAAACATTTAAACAATTAATGAGTGAGAATAAGGTTCAATATTCTCACATGTATATTGACGAATCTTTACATCCTGATTTACAGGCCGTATTAGATAAATCTTCATCTAGAAATAGATTGGCTTCATTTTCTAGTGCTATTAGGAAAAAAATCAAGGCGGGAGAATCCACTGGATTAGAATCTGATAAACCAAAAAAGGGTTCGTCAAGAGCGGTTTATTTTCCAAAAGAGCCTCATAAAATTACTTTAGACGGGAAAGAAGCTCATGTGCATTCTGTAGTCAAAGTAGCATTTCATGGCACATTAGATCATCATAATAAATCGGGAATGTTGTTGGGTGAACATCAAAATTTGGCAGAAGCTGATCATTTTGGTAATAGACACTACGGCATTTTGTCGTCTAATTCTGACGGAACTTATACGACGAATCATGAAAGTGGCGTTACTGCCCCTGTATTTGATTCACATACTGATGGTCATTACCTTCATATGGGTAGAGTCAGACCATTTAAAAATGGTGAATTTCGCAAATTGACAACGACACATGATTTTCCCAAAGGAATTTCTCATGAAGAATTTTTTCATACTCTAATGCATCATCATGAGGAATCCCAAGGAAGAACTCATTGGCAAACTCCAAAAAATGTAGATAAATTGAGTGATCATCCTTTTATAAAGAAAACTCTAGATTTTGTGCAAACTATGGGTCAACATCCAGGAGATTACAATAAAAGAAATTTAGGGGTATTCGAACATCCTGATGGGAGTCACCATCCTGTTATATCAGATTTTGGATTCTCACATTCAGTCGCAAAAGAATATCATGCGGCTAGACAGAATATGATTAAAGCACGTCATTCGAGGTACTAAAATGAAACCATTCAAAGAATTTATATTAGAAATAGATGCAGGTATTTCCACTGTTCTAGATAGAGCAGACTCTAGAAAACGAGAAAAATTGGTTGATTATCTACATAAGAGAAAAGTGAGACAGGGTAAAGAATCTGGTTTTACTAAAATTGGAAATTCAGGTTCTTCAAGAAAAGTCTATCCAAACTTGGTATCTCATAAGATTACTCTAGATGGAAAAAGAGACACGCCTATTGATACTGTTCATAAAGTAGCCAAATATAACCCGTTGATAGATCATTCTTATAAACACGTCGGGCTTACTATGGGCGAACTACAAAATATGGTAGAAGGTAGAAAGTCGGCAGAACCCTATAGAATTATACAGAAAAAAGGTAGAGGATTTGTAACTAATCCACATGGAATATTACCACCTGTATTCGAGAGACATCCATTAGGACATTTCTTACATGTAGGTGCGGTAAGACCATTTTCTGATTCTGATAAAGATACTCCCGAAACAGCAAAAGATGATAAAGAATTTGAACATTTGACTAAAACAAAATATCATCCTAATGGAATGAAACATAGTCATTTTATGATGGCAATTGCTCAAGATCATGATACCATTAAAAAAATTCATCATAATGCTCAAAAGTTATGGCCTCCAAGTATGCCTCAAAGAAAGGAAGCTGAACACATATATGCAGCATCTAGTCATCCTTTTACGCAAGCAGTCAGAAATTTTTCTAATGAACATAAAATACAGACAGGAGATTTTGTAATGGGTAATATGGGAGTTTTTACACATCCTCATACGGGAAGTAAACATTTAGTCTTAGCCGATTCTGGATTTTCTGAGGGGGTTCATAAAGAATACCGAAGAAGCAGTATTACTAAAACGTCTAATCCTAATGATACTAGAGGATTTGAGTCAGATCGAAGCTAAATATAATTAAAAGGTATTTTTAGTGGCCACTAACGTTTATTTTCAAAATTACAAGTTTCATGGTGAACAACAACTCTATGAAGATTTAATTGTAGAAACAATTAAAATTCATGGTGATGACATGTATTATATTCCTAGAACATTCGTCAATAAAGATAATTTATTGGGAGAAGATGATCTATCAGAATATACTAAAGCATATATCATAGAATTATACTTGAAGACATATGATGGTTTCGAGGGCGATGGATCATTCATGTCTAAATTTGGTTTGGAAATTAGGGATCAAGTTACATTCACTGTTTCTAGAAGACGATTTAATGAAGAAATTGGTACGGTAGAAGATATTCCGAGGCCAAGGGAAGGCGACCTAATATTTTTTCCATTGAATCAAAAATGTTTTGAAATTAAATATGTAGACAACAAACCATTCTTCTATCCTTTTGGTGAATTATTCACATACGATATTCATTGTGAATTATTCGAATATTCATCCGAAAACTTCAATACAGGAATTCCTGAGATTGATAAGATTGTATACTTATCACAAGATTTATATACTCATGCATTAAAAGATGAGCAAGGGAATGCAATTTTAGATGAAGATGGCAATCCTATTCTACCAGAAAATTACAGTCCATCAGTTATTGATCCGTTAGATGATACTGAACAATTACAATCAGAAGGGGATGATTTAATAGACTTCTCTGTTTCTGATCCATTTAGTTCAGGAGGAAATTATTAATGTTGGGCCATCAATGGTATCACGGTCTTACTCGTAAATATGTGAGCTATTTCGGAACATTGTTTAATGATATTTACATATCTCGATCTGTGACAGGGAGCGAAACTGTATCTGATCTGATAAAAGTTCCATTGTCTTATGCACCAAAAAGAAAAGTTCTCATAAGATTTGACAATGATCCTAATATTGATAGACCATCTGCCGTTACACTTCCTAGAATGTCATTCGAGATTACTGGATATAATTATGATGGCGTAAGAAACGTGTCTAATTTGAATAGATACGTCACAAAAAATCATGATGATGCCAATAAGATGAAATACATTCATACGGGGGCACCTTATAATATAAATTTCAATCTTTACATATACGTCAAAAATTCTGAGGATATGAATAAGATTGTAGAACAGATTTTACCTTTTTTCAAACCTGAATGGACTGCTACTCTACAATTGATACCTGAATTGGGTATTAATATGGACATTCCGGTTATTCTCAATAGCAATATGGTAGAGGATGCATACAATGGATCATTTACTGATAGACAGGTTTTGACTTACACTTTTGGATTTACTATGAAGGCTTGGTATTTCGGCCCTGAATATAACAAACCTATTATTAAATTTGCCAATGCGAATTTTTATGTTCCTTATGGGAATACGACTGTAGTAGATGGAATAGGCAACACGGATTTGTTAGGATCAATAAAAGTCTATCCAGGATTAGATGACGACGGAAATCCTACATCTAATTCATCTATTAGTATAGATACTAATGAAATATTCGTGGATGATGATTTCGGTTACATCGAAGAAATTTCAGGCATTACTATCTCGGAGAATTAAAATGGATGATGACAAATCAAAAAAATTATCAATTGACCCTATCTCTAAAGCATTTGGAATAGAACCTATGAATAATAGACTTAAACCATCAGGAAAAATAATTATTCCTGATCCTGTTAATGATTATGACCATTCTAGGCAAAATCTGCTAGACCTAATTGAACAGGGAAACCAGTATCTGAAACAATTCGGAGAACTTGCTATATCTGCACAAGAACCAAAATACTTTGAAGTATTGAATAATATGTTCAATTCTCTAATTGCAGCTAATGAGAAATTATTAATTATTAAAAAACATTCGCAAGATATTGAAGCTAAAGAAAATACTACTAAGGAATCAGACAAACCTATGACGAATAATAAGTTGTTCGTTGGAAGCACAAATGATTTACAAAATTTATTAGAAAAAATGAATAGTGATAATACTAATGAAGATGTTTAAACAAATTTTATTAGAAATAGAACGAACTCCTGATAAAGCTATCAAATTATTGAATAGAATTCGTGGTATGAAAAAATTTTCTAAACCAGATATAGATAAAAAATATCTAAATCCTGATGAACACAGATCACAAATGTCTACTCTTTCCAAAAAAGTAGACTCATATCCTAAAGTTAGTTCGAGACATGAAACTATAATGCATATTGATATCAATAAATTAAGAACACACCAAGATGCAATTTCGCCTCATGTTGTAAATCAAAAAATAAAAGATAATGATGACAGTTTACCAACGGTGTACCATCATACTGATGGTAATTTTTATGTTGATGATGGAAATCATCAAATAGCAAAACATAGATTAATGGGTAAAAGAACTATTAAAGTTAGAGTATATTCAAAAGAACCATTGAATGATTGAACTAGAACATTCTCCTATTATCAATAAATTTAAAGGGTATCTTGGCAATCCTAATATCAAAAAAGCTGGTATTAGTATAGAATGGACCGAAGAAAATTTAATTGAATATTCCAAGTGTAAAAAAGACCCAATATATTTTGCTGAAAAATATATGAAAATTGTTGATGCGGATGGAGAATTGATAAACTTCAAGTTATATGATTATCAGAGAGAAATCATTACTGCATTACATACTAACAGAAGATTGATTTTATTACAATGCCGCCAATCGGGAAAGGCTCTGCCTCTAGACACTTATATACCAACACCAAATGGGTGGAAATTTATAAGTGAACTGAACATTGGAGATAAAGTATTTGATGAAAATGGCAATGAAACTGTAGTTTCATTTACTTCTGAGATATTCACGGATCATACTTGTTATAAAATAACTTTTGATGATAGATCATCTATCATTGCAGATGCAAATCATATATGGACTGTATATAAATCATCTTCTAGTCTAAAATCTTCATATAACAAAACTACAGAAGAATTATTCAATTCTAACTTTTTATATGAAGATTCTAGAAAGAAAAAATGTTCTAGATGGAAAATACCTTTAAGTAAACCAGTTAAGTATCCGTATCAAAATATTCATATTGATCCTTATACATTAGGATTATGGCTAGGGGGTGGAGCTTCATATGGAATAAGTCCAGAATTGAGGAAACTAAATCTTTTAAATAATAAACATGTGCCGAATAGTTATCTATTCAATACTATTGAAGTTCGTCTTGAATTATTAAGAGGTCTAATGGATTCAGATGGATATGTGGACACAAATGGTTCAAATGGAATTTGTTTCTCTACAAAATACCCTCTTTTATTGGATACTGTATATGAATTATTGACTAGTTTAGGATTCAAAGTATTCCGTAAGAAAAAAACCAATGTCAATGCAGAGACCTTACATTTCCATTGTTCGAGAGAAATGTTCGATATATATAAACTTCCGCGCAAATTAAACAATCAGCTTAAGACTAGTCAATCTAAGGAATATACTAGCAATAGATACATTAGAAATATTGAAAAGGTCGATTCTGTTCCTACTAAATGTATTCAAGTCACAAATTCATCCCATTTATTTTTATGTAGCAAACATTATATTCCTACACATAATAGTACGACTATTGCATCTTATATTTTATGGTATATATTATTCAATAAAACAAAAAATGTGGCTATTTTAGGAAACACAGGTGCTACTGCACAAGAAATTTTGAAAAAAATACAAGATTTTTATGAGTATATTCCATTATGGTTGCAACAGGGTGTTATTGAATGGAATAAGACTTCTATAGAATTAGAGAATAAATCTAGGATTCTGACTGGTCCTTCTACCAAGGCTTCTTTACGAGGAAAATCAATTCAGTTTATGTTGATTGACGAGGCTGCATTCGTACAAAATTGGGAAGAATTCTATACCTCTACATTCAATACGATGGCAAATAGTAAAAAAGCTAAAATCGCTATGATTTCTACACCAAATGGAGTAAATCATTTTACTAAATTCTGGGAAGGCGCTACTCATAAGGATGTTCTTAGTAGAAATGGGTGGTATCCAGTAAAAGTAATATGGAGTGATGTTCCGGGTAGAGATGAAAATTGGAAGAAGGAAATCCTGAAAGGTACTAATTTTGATTATGAGAAATTTGATCAGGAGCATATGTGTTCATTCCTTGGATCATCAGGAACTCTTATTTCAGGTCATAAATTGAAAGACTTATTGTCTTCTATTACAATACCTATTAATCATGGTAATGGAAGTTACCAATATGAATTGCCAAGAAAAGACAGAAGTTATACTTTGATATGTGATGTATCCAGAGGTAGAGGATTGGATTATTCTACTATACAGGTAATAGATACTAAAGAATTTCCGTACAAGCAAGTATTTTCATATAGAGATAATTTGATCACGCCATTAGATTTTGCGGATGTCATTCATCGTATCGCTAAAACTTATAATAATGGAATTGTCTTAATAGAAATAAACGACGTTGGATCACAAGTATCCGAATCATTATTCTA